GAAGGGTATCTCCTCCCGGCCTTCTCTTTGAGCTTGAGTGAGCGGAGAGAGATTTTGCTGCTCTAAATACGCTTCTATGACTGGGTCAATTGGTTCACTAATACGTCCCAACGCTTGCTGCTGTAACGCCCTCGCCTCTCCATCATTAGGACGCTCTTCCAGAATGCGCTCAAGGATCGACAACGCTTCCTGTGGCCGACCGGCGTCCAAGTGCATCCTGGCGTCATCAAGTCCTAGTCCGACAAGTTTCTTCCGCGCTACTTGAGGTAATCCATGCTCACGGCCCAATTGATTTGCGGCGGTCTCATCCCAACCAAAGCTTAGAAGCTCTTCAATGGAACGAGCCATTGGAACGCTTTCGTCGCGCTCACCCGTCACCGTATCGAATCCACCAACAACCCTATTTGGATGGTCCTCAGACTTAAACGCTGACGGCCAATGAGGAAGCCCATCTGCGCCTATCTCAGGCTCACGAACACCCGCACGAAACGCAGCGCGATAATCATATAAATGCAGTGGATCGTCCGGGTCAGGAGCATAGCCATACATACCTGCGATGCCACTAAACCAATCCTGAAAGTCCAGCTCTTCCCCATACCCACGCGTATATTGCGCGTGGAGATCAACTTGATCGGCAAAACTTCCCATCGTAGGAACAGGTTCGTCCACCTGCTGCAAACGACCGGTCGCGGCCCTCTCAGCCGTGGAGCGTCCTAGAGGTTCTTCGCCTTCATGTTCCCAACCGAGACCTTGAGTCCACCGGTAACGTGAATCGTAACCTTGACCAACACTGGTCCTACGGCTTACTGGAGGTGCAATTTTAGGAACGGTGGTATTGAATGGATTCCGACGACCTTGGCGTTTCCACCACTCGTCGTCATCACGATGTGACAGCGCCTCTTTTCTAAGCAGATCCGACAAACTCGTGCCGGAGCGCCAGAGTGTGCGTGGTGGGTCTCGCCGCCAAGGATAGCGTTGCGCCACTATCTCACGCCGCCTCCGGCCCTAGAGACGGTACCTGGGTTAAAAGGCAGTCGAGGAGGGCGGCTAGTTACCACTCTCCCAGGTAAACCTATGAACGGGTTTGAGGAGTCTCGCATCAGATCCACCATCGTCTTTCCCTCTGATTCAGGCAATGGTGTGTCATCCGGCGAGTCCGACGAGTAATTGAGATAAATAGGACCACCACGACTAGTTAGGAGACGATCAACGAGCTTCGGGTAAAAGCTGTAATCGAACATACGGGCAGACGGATAAAACTTTGCCAGTTCATCAATGCCAAACTCAGACGCCCACTGGGCAAAGAGACGCTCAAGTACCGCTGGATCACGTTGCTTAACGCTATCGTAAGACTCAAACACATCAGTCTCGTTGCCCTCATCGTCCCTTACCTTCGGCCAATTGGACGGGAGTTCAGGAGGAACATGATCCTCGCCACTTCCAGACCCAATAACACGATCTTCCCATGCAAGATGCAGAACATCGTTCATTCGAGCCGAGGGCGCGCCGATCCCTGACATGTAACGGTCGAGGAGGTCACCTTTCTGCTGTTGAGCCTTCACATCAGACATCGCAAAGAGATGCCCCCCCTGTCTACGTTGCTCTTCCGTCGCGCTTCTTAAATAAGGATTAGTGGTGAGCCCACGCGAATTGTAGAACTTTTCTGTCGTCTCATTGCCCTCATCGTCCTCCACCTTCACTTCGACGTTATCTGCCAGTGGCGTGCCGTCTGGACGACGATCTACCCATACACCGTCTTTCCCCATGTGTGCAAGACCCATACGCATCATCTCTTCCGTGGTGTAGATACTTGCCCCACTGCTCTCCAAGTTCTCCAACTCACTATAGCCGTCAAAAAAGTTATTCGATGCCGTCCTTTCCTGCGTCGGAGTCACGCCTCCTGAAGAGATCGGTCCACCTCGCGTCTCAGCACCAGTAACCTCTCTGGATTTTTCAAACTCAGTGTAGTCGCCCGTCTCTTGCCCCCACCGCTCAGCTATCCTCACCCATTCATCAGAGCCATAACTCGGTGGAGTGATGTCAGGATTGAGTATTCCAAACCCTGTCGCCCAAACGAGCATCTCATGCGAGACCGCCTCTTTATTAAGAAGAGCAGATTCAATGCCAGAATCCTTGAGACGGAGTTTGAACAGGTTCTCCTGCGTATGGGCTTCCTTCCCACTAAACAATCCACTGTTCGCCTTCACGTCCTCTTCAGTCGGCCAGTGCAACAACCCTTTCTCCTCAACCACGGCGCGTGCCTCGGGATTCTGAGTCAACCAGCCGCCCAGTGACTCGTCAATGGCGTCCCACTCCCGATCAAGATCTACCTGGCTTCCTACGCGAGGCAGGTCAATGAGTCCCGCAAGACTCCCCACCGCCATCGCCTGATACCCTTTAGGCATCGACCGAAACGGACGGCGAAAATCAGCCCCGAGTCCGGCCATTATCTCAATACGCTCAGCCGCCGCTGCAACCCGTCCAGTTCTCTCCGACGCATCCATTCCCTCCATGATCTTCCCCTCAAGAAACGACCACTCGTCTCCCGGTCGCACCTCGTAGGGTTCTGTCTCGCCAGATCGTCCAATAAACTCTTCCCAAGGCGTGGACGCCAGTTGTCTCAGGCGATCCCCGTAGACGGTCATCTCCCGATAGCTATCAAGGATCTGCGCCCCTATCATTAACTCACTATTGGGATCAGCAAGACGCTGAAGAGCTTCCCACTTCTCCTGCGCCGTACCAGGACCCCCCTGAATCCCTGCCAGTGCATCCGTTAAATCTATGGCAAACTTATCTGCCATCTGACTCGACTGTAGATACTCCGTAGCCCTGATGTTGCGATCTTCATACTGTCCACGGCTGACGTCGTCGCGTAAATTCTGATAGTCCTCGTCGTTCTCAACGAGGAACGCCCAGGAATCTTCTCGACGTGGTGGCCCCTCCTGATGGCCTGGCCCCATCTCACGTATTTCCGTCCGATTTTCCTGACCCTGTGCCGTTCCCACATCTCCCAGCAAGGAGTCCCAGTCCACACTCCCGTCTTCAAGCGTAAACTGATCACGCGCTACGTTATAGATTTTCGTTCTATTCTTCTCCGCACGATCCTCCGCCAACGCATGTTCCTGACGCTGTGCCATCGTGTCGTAATACGACGCTTGCTGCACACTGCTCGGAAGATTCATGATCGTGGAACCGACCGTATTCCAGAGTTGCTGCTGAGTCTGCGCCTTGGCCTGTCCAGATTGCAGGGCGAGATCCGCCATACGTTCGTAATGCCGATCAGAGTAGGGAGTCTGTGACCATTTCCACGTTGCCATAATTAAGCCACCTAACGACTAACCGCCGAAGGATGGAGGTGGTTGGGTGAACGGAGTGTTCAGATAGTCCTGTTCTCGATCCCACCGCGTCGTGTCACGATACACGTTCTGCTCATACCCCAAGAGATAATCGGCTCTCGCTCTGTTGTATTCCTTATCCGACAACCTTTCCCCACGCGCTGCACTCGCCTGTGCTGCCGCATCCATCTGGCTCGCACGCTGCATCGCAAACCCATACTTGTCCTTACCGCCCATATACATCCGGTCCCACGCACCCTGTTCAGCGGCAAGATTCTGACCATACTTCATCAGATTGGACTGACGCGCTGCGAGTTCACCCGAAACGTCCATCTGATGAATCCCCGCACGCTGACCAAACGCACCAGCCAGTCCAGCTTGATTCATCTGATGAATCCCTGCACGCTGACTAAACGCGCCGGCCAGTCCAGCTTGATTCGCCTGATGTCTCTGGAAGTCCCGGTCATATTGATCCAACGCCGCCTGACGATTCATCCCAAACTTCTGCGCTTCTCTCGCAAACTGCTCACGATCAGCCGTCGACTCTTGGCCGTAACCCATCTGGTATTCACCCAAAGCGCGACCATACGTCTTGTCATACTCCTGACTCGCCAGTGCTTGGTTGTAATCCATCAACCCCTTCATCGTGCCGCCCGTCCGCAACATCCCTCTCGCTGCTGCGGTGTTCTCTAATGCCTGTTGACCCTGTCTAAGGCGAAACTGATAGCCGGGGTCTGCCATCGCCTGTTCATAACTCGGCGCAGCAAACTTCTCTCCACGATACGGGTCAGTGGCACCGCCGAACCGATCAGCGGTATACGATCCCGCATACGGGTCATACGCAATCGTCTCGTCAAAGGGGTCATACTCAATCGTCTCTCCGAAATCACGAGCGGCAATATCCTCCCCTCCATAGGGGTTGTACTGTATCCCTTGGAAGTCGAAACCCGGCATCCCACCGACATTGCCTGCCCCTCCGCCTCCACCGCCGCCACCACCGCCGCCACTCCCTTCTGGCGCGACCCATCGGTCGTAATCACCCATCGCCCAGTCAGGAAGTAGCTGGTCGCCTTCCTCTGTCGACGGTCCGGTTGCGGGTTCATCAGGCAACGCAGTAGTCGGTGGGTTGAAGAATTCACCTTGATGAGACCTATCTACGTTACTCGTCCACACGTCAGGTCCTAAGTCACCTGTTCTATCCCACAATGCCATCGCACACCTCTTCCGTTACGCCGAATATAACTGACCCATCCGACCATTCATCCCGGAGCCAGGAACAGGCATGGGACCATCCCTACGAAACCGACCACGATTTCCCTGACCCCAGTCCGTTTGAACTTGCATACTGGGAGGAAGCCGTCCTCGCCCAACGTCAGTCATCGACTCCATCGTCGTGCCAGGAGGCGTATAACGTTGAGCCCACGACCGAGAAAGCTGCTCTCGGTTAGACATCGGAGGCGTGGTCGGTGGAGTCCAGGTGCCACCTTTAGGTCCTCGATACCGACCCGTCATCGACATCAGCGCATCCTGTCGCAACTGAAACACCGGAGCCTGACTCTCCTGCCAGGCTTTCCACGCCGCTTGGCGCTCTTCACGACCCCGTTCAAGATTCGATTGAGCTTGACGCAGCGCCCTGTCCTGCGTTCTCCCAGCCGAATGAGCCCCGTAGATGCTAGCGCCTGCGCCGGCAAGCCCAGCTATCGCTGTTGCTCCTGCTGCTGATATTGCAACCATATTCTCTCTCTCCTCCACAGCCCTTCGTGCTGCCCTCGAAGCCGGAGACTGATAGCCGATCTGGCTAATGGAACGAGACGGATTAGTTCCTAACACGCCCTTATACATACTGATCGCCTTACTGATGGTCAAACACGATTAGGCCGTCACCTGTTTAACGTACTGCACTTCCAGCGACACATAGCCAAGTCGATGAAACAGCGACCCGACTTTGTCATTCGGCGCAGCCACATACATGAGAGACGCCTCTTGATCTTTCGCCCATCGCTCACCATGACGCAACAGTCGCACAGCATCCGACGTGCCACGATCAGAAGGATTCACCCACCAAAACACCTCATTCGTGACACGCTCATTAGAAAGCGGGTGGTGATACACCACCATCCCCAACATACCTGAGAGATGCCGAGGCACCTTCACGCCGTCCGTCTCGGACACCAGTAACAAGCCGTCCGTGTTGTCGATCAGTGACGTCATCACGATGCGAATCCGTGCCGGGTCACTGAAGAGCACCATGCGATACGTGGACGTGTCCACAAACGTACAGCCCATCTTCACCAGATCCGGCACATCCTCCAGTGTGGCATCTCGAATCATGCCATCGACTCCACCATGACATATAAACTGTATTGCATCGCCGTCGCCCCAGACGATGCATAAGTCGTCGCATACGTCACAACATCGTTCGCCACAAGCGCATTCGGACCCACATGGATCAGGAACGAGGCGTTCTGCTGTGTCGCCGTCGTGTTCCCGGTCATCGCGGCTCCACTCTGTGACTGCGCGACATCCCCATCAACCCACGAGATCGTGACCGTGAGACTGGAACTGGTCGACGCAGCAGTCGTAATACGCGCGCTATAACTCACACGGTACACGGCAGGGTCCAGTGAACCAGTGTCCACTGTCGTCGCACTCACAGACGCCGTCTGTCCAGTCGCACTGACCAACGCCAGCTTCCGTGACGCCCGGTTCAAGACATCGACAATCGACTGTAAATACCGCACCCATTCGCGTGTGACAATCTCATGCACACCCTGCAAGAACGGCGTGCGAAACGGCACCTGTGCTAACGCCATCGCTACCGGTCTCGCACACTCAGTTCAAGATACGCACCCGTGACACGCCACGGAATCGGATCGGACACGGCAATTTCGTACACACGGTCGTAGCCACGACCCAACCGACGCCAGATCGTCCGCACTCCGTAGTTGCCACGCTTCCCAGCCGACGCCCAATGTTCATTGCCCCACGTCTCACCACCCTCGTCGCTCCATCGCATCATCACCTGTGGGTCGCTGCCCTGCCCCGCAGACACCCCCAGTCCAGACTGAAGCTCCACCTGAAGCGAGTTGTAAAACATCCAGTCGTCATTCACAGACACATGCGGCGTCCGACGCAATCGACGTAGCGGACCCCCTCCAGCATCCTGAAACTTCTCAATCGACATCTCATACACCGTTCCAAGCGCACGGTCCCCCACAAGATGTTTGCTGAAGGCATAGACGTGATACTGAGGTCGCCATGCCTTGTACTCCACGTCGTCCACATTCCATGTGCCGCGCTCATGCCAGAGTTGCGTGGCCGCATCAAAGACCCATGTCGCTTTCGCACTGGGAAAATTCAACCCATAAAAGCTATGCCCGTCTTCTTGATAAGTCCACGCAACCGCATCCGTAATGCTAATCCCAGCCCGAACATAGCCCTGAATGGCAAACTCCACCGCATGCGTGCTAATCCGCTGCGGCGTATACCCATTCGCCATCCAGACGACACCGTCGCCCTCTTCACTGCTCCCCAGCCAGATGATCGTGTTCCCTAAACGCTTCGCTGAATAAGGAGCGGCAATACCCTGTTCCAGAAACGCACCGGGAATCGCCGCAAAGGGAAACGGACTCGTGCCAGCGTTATACCAGACCTCTGTCGTCTGCTTACCAAAAAGCCAGATATCACGATGCGTCACGACTACGGATTGCCACGGGTCGGCTCCCGCCGTCCGTTGGGCATACTGTGTCACATCCCATGTCGTGCCATCGTTCAGATCCGACAGACGCAGCGTGGACGTGGTGGCATTTAACGACAGAAAAAACCCATCCAGAAACTCACCCTGCGTAGCACCAGACGCCAAGACCGTGGCAAACGCATTCGTACTCAACGTGAACACATACCCGACACCAGCGGAGGTGATGAAAATCTCATCACCCATGTCATTCGCCACCAAGGTGGCCGGGTCAACATTACGCGCCACGGTGCCGCGCACGGTCGGCGTTATCGTCTTGTCGTTGTAAAGTTCATAGAACGTCTGCCCGACGACCACAAAGCAGCGCCCGTTATGCTCCAGCATCCCACGCACGGGAGACTCGTCAAACGTATGACGCTCCTCACAGCCAGGTGTCGGATAAAGCGCGCTCTGGAACGGTTCATCCCCCACTTCGGAGGATTCCAGATACCAGTTCACGCACCGCTGCGTAGCTAAAATGGGAGACTGCGACACGTAGGAGGGACCGACGAATCCCGGAAACTTCATGCGAACTGATCCGTTCGCCAGTTATACCGTCCGCCCTGCGCGGTCAGCGCCGGATCAATGCCCAGTGTCGCCTTCGATAGATTGACGCGCTTGATGTCGGCAAATGATTCCCGCGCCAGTTCCAGCAGTCCGCCACTCACCACCGCCCCAAACTCCTGCGCGAGACGCAACGCCAGTTGATACCGCAGTGCCTCTTCATACCCCGGAGGAAACGTATACGCCGTGGTGAGATCCGCAAACTGTGTCAGCGCCGTTGGCACATACAGCACCAATTGCACATTGCTGTTGTCAGGAATCGGCCAGACACTCACCTTCGCCAGTCCCGCCGTCCACGCCTTGTCGTAATAGAACAACGTGGGATAGGTGCTGGTCGTGCCTTTGATAGCGACACGT